ACGGTTTCTATAGTCATACGATCTTCAGATTCATCGTAATGCCCTATATACCTTACATCCCCGTTACTTTCGAGTTCGCGCTTGTTCTTTTCCATCTTCTCTCCAAACATAAAAAAGGGGGTAGGCGATTAAGCCTACCCCAAACCACTATGAAGTAGTTAAGTCAGCGACTAAGCCAGAGGCTTTTTCGTTGTTACAACGTAGAGTGTATTCTACAATCATCGCTTTCTTCTCAGAGTCGCCTGTACGAGCAAGGTCGATCTGATGGAAAGGACGTAGGAAGTCAATACCCCACATATCCATCTGCAATGCGTAAGCAGAGCGTGAACGGCTGAAGCGGTTAGGAACCACTTTCAAGGTGTGGAAATCGCCAACGTAAATGTCTACGCTGTTGATAACTTTTAGGCTTTCGTTCCGGCTGTTAACGTCTGTTGCATTACCAGTAAAGGCTGATACTGCGCCTTTGTTGAATGCGCCAACCATAAGCGTACCAGGGTTACCGCCTTGAGCGTAAGCACTGGACAATACAGAAGTCAACATGGCTTCAGTAAAGGCACGTTGAGTACCGTCAGTACGATTGTCAGAGCCGTCACCAGTAGGTGAAGCACCACCAGAACCAAAGCTATCGTTAGTCGCAAGCCATGCTTCTACTGAAGCAAGTTCTGCGGCAGTAGTAGAGTTGCCTGTAACTTTAGCGTTGTTCACACCGATCAAGGCGTTTTCCATATCACGCTTCAATTCTTTAGAACGCTTGGCCATCTGGTAAGCCATTTCACGCTTACGACCAGCACGGTCAACTGCTTCCAAAGTACCAGCAATCGTTACTGCCTTGCTAGAGATCTGGGTGCGGTTGTTAATACGAGTAGTTGCTGCAACAGCACCACCAGTAATATCGTTACCGGAGATTTGGGCGTTAGAAGCTACAGCGGTCAAATCATCTGTTTGCCATTCGTGTAGAGTGTTACTTGCTGAACCCTTCTTAATACCATTCATAAATGGTGTTTCAGTAGGAGCGATGTTGAAGATCATATCCGAAAGATCTTCTCTGTTGCCGATCGAATCATATTGATCGAACGTGTTCGTGGGTTGTGCCATGATAATTACCTTCTAGGTTTAGTTTATGTTAAATCATATCCATAAATGCTGCTGCCGCATCATCGACAGAGCCGGACTTTCTGGCACGGGAACGAAGATCAGAAGATCGTTTAGATTCTTTTTGAGATGTGGATGTAGGTGTACCCCCTCTTGCTACCCTGCGCACGGCTTTGGCTTTCTTCTTAGATACCAGTTTCTTTCCAGAACCTTGCATCTCGTCATAAAGACGTGCCTTGTGCATGAGTAGAAGGGCGCGACTATCTGCTAGATTTCCTAGCTCTTCGTTACTGTAACCCACCTGTTTGGCGTAAGAAGCAATATCACTTTGAACTGCTTTCTTCGACTCAGGACTTCCCCAACCATCAATTTGATCTACGAGCTTCGCATCTTCCTCAGCTAAGTATCGTTGCATTTGTACACCGTACTCTTGCTGCTGTGCCTGCGCCAACCGATTTTGTTCTTGCTGGTGCGTTTGTATACGAGTTGCAGCTTCACGCTGTTCCTCACGCATCATCAAATACTTATCTGGTTCATACTCTTTTAGTTCAGCCCAATCCACATTGTTGAACTTTTCAAGTTCCGCAGTGTTTCCGGTCTGTTGCTGCTGGAGCATGGTCAATACCTGTTGACGTTCCTGGGCGAGTTGAGCTTTTTGCTCGTCAAAACCCTTTCGGTCGTCAGCTAGTGACTGCGTTTTCCGAGTATAATCAGACTGTCTTTGGTAGCCCTTGATAAGTTCGTTATGGTTGACCTCAGTGTCTTCGCCGTCAATGGATACATTAAAAAGGTATTCTTCTTCGGTTTCTTCATCTTCAGGTTCCAGTTCAGAACTTTCGTGTTCTACTTCGTCCTCGTCTTCATATTCTTCAGATTCGTCAACTTCCTCGTCAACTTCTTCAGTAGACTCCGCTACATCTTCGGCTCTTTCATCTTCATCGGGTGTAGCAGATTCGCTATCTAGAAGGTTAAAGAATTTTTGCTCGTCTGATACTTCTTGAGTTTCCGGGGAATTATTCACTTCAGACATATTACTCTCCCATTATTAAGGTTAAAAAACTATTTGTCAAATAATTACTTCTCAGCTTTATCTGACTCAAGTTGTATTTTTGCTAGTTTACCTGTATCAATCATGGAAACTAACCCTGCTTTAAATTCGTCCGCTGCTTTCAGCATGAGGAATAAAAACTCTCTCTCTTCGGTTCCCCCGTAAATGCCGGTGGTAGACCATCTATGCAGTATGTTCGCTCGAACGGACTCGAAGGACTCGTTAAATAAGTCGTCCTCCAGAATCCCTTTTGCGTTATCTCCCCTAGCTCTCTCTTTCTCTAAACTCATACTTCTATCCTATTTTAACACCGCGACCTTGTTCTTTCTCAAGTAGTAGCTCTTGCTCTTTCAAGCGTAAGTCAGCCAGTTTGAGTTGTAGCTCGGCCTCGCGGATTTGTTTCTGGAATGCAATATCTTCTATCCTAGCTTGGGCTTCTGCACCCTTAACCTCAAGTTCCTGTTGCTTAATCTGCATCTCCATCTCGTCCTTCTTCTGCTTACGCTGAAGGTCGGCAATCTCAAGCTGCATCTTCTGTTCGTCTGGATTCGGGCCTTGTTCTTCTGGGGGCGGAATCTGGGACACATCGGTTAAGAACGATTCTGTGTTCTTATAGCCCATGTTCTTTAGCTTCTCACGCATCAAGTTAAACGCGTTACCTGGTGTGGCAACGGGCATACCCATGTTCTGGAACATCGCTAGGTCTTGGGTAATGGACGTTAGGTGGATCAACTTCTGATCCTTATTACCATTACCTAAACCTACGGATACCGCCATATCATAGCGGTCTTTCCACTGACTAGGATCAACCTCTTGGAACTCCCCACGAAGACGGAAGATCTTTTGTTGGTCTTCGTTCTGAAGCACTAGCTTATGGATTGCACGGAACAAGTCACGAACACCGGTCTCAGCGAATACTCTGGCAATCATCTGTACACGCTGTTGCGCGGCAGACATTACCTGGGTAACTGCCATAGATGCGGTGTTAGATCCTAGTGCCTTGGAATCAAGTCCTTGGGAAATCTTAGATACTCCTGTACGTTCTTCCCGTACATGATCCACATAACCCAACATCTGGAATGCTTCTGGTGGTAGGCTTGGGGTATCTAAACGTGATACCGCACCCTGTACCTTCTGGCGGACGATACCTAATGGGCGACTTGTTAACAGGTCGTCTAGGTTCACCATGCCATCAATAACAGCGTACTTGCCGTTGTTGTGTAGGTTGATGTTATCCAGCATAGAGCGCATCAAGTTAGACTTTAGCTCTTGAATGTCCATCACTAGATCCGCAACACTACGGCCATGGAACTTATGCGGCATTAGGATGGGCGTGATCGATGTAATGGGTATTTCGTCAATCTCTATGTTGACCAAATGAACCTTACCTACGCGAATGATCTGGCGCAGTTCAGCAATGCCGTCACCGTCAAAGTCTACACGGACATAGAACTCTTCAAGACTAACGCGGGTCATGGCTTCGTCTTTACGGGCTGTGCCCAAGTTTAGGGGGTCTGTACCATCAGCGGAGAATCGAGCTAGGTGTTCTGGTGAAGTCTCAAGATCTTCCTCATTATTAGAAGACGCTTCGATCACTTCTTTAATCTTTTTCTCTGATATGCCCATATCCCGTAGGTCGGACACCGTTACATCGCTTGGCTGGTGGCGGATAAAGTCCGCGTCCTTAACGGTTTTCGCACGGCGAGAAACAGTAATCTCTTCAGGGGGGATATTCTCAATGACGAGCTTACCCGCCTTTTCAGTGCGTATAATAACCGCTTCATCAATGCTGGTGATGGTCTGTGGGACGCCGGTGGAAGGGTCTATGACCGTTTCTTCACTGACCGTTTGCTCGATCAACTCAACGTCTGGGTTGGTCAGCAATACTTCAAGTTCTTGCTCAGATAGGTTCTCGTAAGTCTCACGGGTTTCCTTAACTGAATCATCCCAATAGTGCTTGACAAATCCGGTCTTCTGGATCAATGCGTCCTTAAACCAGTTGTGTAGGATCTTGAACCCATCGACCTTACGCTCAAACAAGTAGTTGATATAATCAGTCTCTTGTTCGGCTGCGGCCACATCTTCTGGGCCTTGGGCATCAAAGGTTACTGTACGATCCCCAGAGGTAAATATCTCCATGAGGTTCGGCATGATCCACTCCACGGTGTCCTGCACGTCACGACTGACGTACTTGGACTTACCTTCGGCTTCATTACCAAACGGCTCACCAAGGTAGAACTTCATGGCATCTGCGCGTTGGGTTGATAGCTCAGATCCAGCGTAGCCAACAGTCTCATTGGATAACTCGCTTAAAAGAGCGTCTAATTGGTGTTTATCCATTTTTTCTGGCATATCAAACAATTCCTAAATTCGGATAACTAATCTTCCCAGGATGCCGCTTATAGCCCGACATACCCGGAACTTCTGCAAAACGTAATGAACCTGACGCATATCGCGTAGCGGACATTGCATCATCAAATAATTTTACAATCTTACCATCTTGACGGTGGTATTGCGAAAATTCATCCCACCACGGCTTTAAATGGCTGAATACCTTAAACCGTCCGGACTCCATCCGGGCTAACATATCCATAATGCCTGCCTCAACAGAGTTACCGCCTGACCCTTCCATCTGGCCGGGTGCGGGGGAGTTGGTAAAGTGGAACGGTAGCATATTAACGCCCTCGTTCCTATATTGATCTGCAAGACTAATGCCCGAACCACGCTCATGGGTATATCCGTCATGCGGCCATACGAGCGGTATGTCCATGCCGTGCGACTTAATCGCAGACGCATGGATGGGTATTATTGTCTTCTCTTGCTTATACACGTCATAAACAAAGATAGTATCTGAATCCCTATCCCAAGCAATCCACACCACCGAAGTAGGGTGATCCCACCCGAAGTCCAAGGCCGCAATGCGGGGCCAATGTGTTGGCAAATCAAACGCCTCCACACGGATACGATCCGCGTCAATGGGGAAGACTAAACCTGAACCAAATACCGGTATACCCTTTGCCCGCATATCCCGCTCATGGGGCATATACACGGACAATAACTGTTCCTTAACTTCTTCTGACAAGTGTGGGCAATCGTCCCACCCTGCTTGCTGAATAGATTGACCCTTCTTCCGGTCGTTCATAAACATGTGAACCACCGGCGTCATACCCGTTTCCGGTGTAAACGTCATGTATAGGTAGCCTCCAGTGTCCGCTGTACGGGTAATACACTGTGAGAATATGTCGTATTTCGGTTCCTCGTCTAGCCAGATCAGGTCAAGGGCGCTGCCCATGAACTTCTCAAAGCCCATCTCATAGGACAAGAAGCCTAGTCGTGAGTTACCGTCATACTTACCCTTGGCATTGAAGTGCTTAACGATCACCGACTGTATCGCATTCGGGATACCAGGAAGTCGTACTGTATCTACAATGCAATCCAAAGGTACTGCGCCAGTGCCCTTGCGTGTTGGGTCGTCTGGTTGACCTAATAGCTCCATCTGTACAATATCACGGGTCTTGGAGTTCGATACCCCAGCAGCCCACGCGTTTATCGGCTTGAGGAACTTACGCCCTTCCCACCAATCAGGGTATAAGCCTGTGAGGTGATAGCTCATGGCCGCAGCGCCCGTGAACGTCTTACCTGTACGGTTACCCGCCATCAATAGGCTCTGGGCGTTACCTTCACTGGCAGCTAGGAACTCTTTCTGCCACGGGTATGGGTCATAATCATCAATGACCGTGTGGGCCTTACGAAACTGTTTCTCTTGTAACAGAGTTAACAGGCGTTCTTTATCCTTTGCACTTAGTTTTTCAATGTCCAAGGCTCTCTCCTTCCTTAAAAATTTTGTGGTCTAGCCAACAATTTTAAGCTGCGGGCCAGCCAATTTAATCAAGTCTTTAATCTCTTGGTTCATTTCCTTAGAATCCAGATCCTTCTCAGACACATCATTTGTCTCAATCTGAATCGCATGGTCGTAACCGGCACGGGATAGTATATCCTTTAACGCATTTAAGCGCACGGTATCCGAAGTCGAACTGCGGGCTAACTCTACCAACTGGGCCACTGCCCAAGGAACGTGTGTTCCGATCTTAACGTACACCTCAGACTGAAGATGGAGCCGTAGCTCCTTTAGCTTCTTGCTGGCATTACCACGCACTTGGGCGTATCCCGCTGCCTTATGTGCTTTAACATGGTCGCCATGCTCCATGTACTCTTCAACGAAGATCAACTCCGCCTTATTTAACTCGTGTAACTTGGTTGTCTTGGCCATTATCGTTTTACTCCTTAAACACCGCGCCACCGAGGTAGTACCCGATCACGGCGCTGGCAAACATTCGCACTTCTTCAACGTAAACAATGCCGCCCGCTAGGGTGATCCACTGCGTGTGCTTTTGGCCCCCTGAAAAAAATAGGAAGCTCCATGTATCATCTATAATCTGGGGTACATAAACCGGTACATCTAGTACCGCACCGCCCACAACGGCAATGACCATAATGCCCAACATCACACTGACGATCATGCGGCGTATCAGGGCGCTACCAGAGGATTCGTCCTTACGGGCCGCTGCTATAGAGTCCTGTGCTTGCTTATTAATCTGAGTTAACTGCGTGAACTGTTGTTGCTTGTTCTTCTGATTGACAGCGATCATCTGAAAGATGAAGCGCATTGCTGCCCCGCCTGCCAGGGAAATAAGTTCGATCATGTTTTGAGATACTCCCCCTAAAAAATTTCAATACGCGATTATTGCATACTATGTGAATACCATCAACTGTACACGGCTGTCAACTCCCCCAAAAAGGGTTGGGTGAGTATACAGGACGTTTTCAGGGTTATTCGGAAACCCTGAACATTTGTATATTAGAGATTAATAATGTAGAAGTTGAAATTTCCTCCGCTGTAGGGAATAGACTATCCCTATATTCCCACGGGGGAAACTTTTGCCCCGCCCCTCTCCAACCTGTAACCCTTATACCGCCTCACTTTAAACGATAGTAAGCACTCACTTCTATCCATGTTAGTGAGTGCTTACTACGCCTGAAAGCCACGTCCTGTAAGGGTGTCCCAAGCTGGGACGGTTCCAGGTTATAGGCGTTTAAATTCTGAGGGTTGCAAGTGTGTAGATGGATAGGAACTATTATTAACGCCTATAACCTAGAACATATACCGTGTGATAACTAAACCTTATCAGTCGTGATAGCTTTTTGTTTGGCATTAGTTTTTCTAATGTATAGCATTAGTTATCAATGCCTTACTATATACGCTTGATCTATTTAATACCGTGTCGCGTTTAGAACTATTCGCACCGCGTATAAGTAAATGATATTACTATTGTTCGGTATACTTAACCCAACAACAACGCAAAACAAAAAGGCAAAACATTATGAATACTTATCTTCTACTTGTAAATGCAGGATTATATTTTGAACGTACCTTTAGCTTTACCCGCCTTGGCCTTGCCATGATTGAGCAAGACAAGCATTTAGCTTTAGGACATACCGCCACACTAACCGTGATTAATGATTGTCACGTCTAATAACTAAACGCCCTGGTAACAGGGCTAACCAACAAAGCAAAAAGGAACTACCAATATGAATAAAGTTTATCCCTTGCATAGTACCGGCCTATTTGATCTACGATGCGACATTAAGAACCTCATAACTAACTTAAACATACATGAAAGGATCCTAGCAGAACTACCACCAGGTGATAAATTTAAGGCGTACCATGAAAGCACAATAACTGATATAGAAAATAAGTATTGTGAATTACGCCAACAACTTAGGAACCGAGGTTTAATAACTTAACCATGACGCCCGGGAAACCGGGCTAACCAACAAAGCAAAAAGGAAAATGTAAAATGAACAGCTCAACATTAAAGTTTAACTATGAATTGAACAACCCGCGCGGCTATTTCTTTACCAGCGAAACAATGCGCTTTTTTGGCGATACAATGCGGAACTATGGCGTCATTAACCATGGCTCGCATTATGAGTTATGGCGCAAGCGTCCAGTAAAACACGGCATAACCAAGAGCGCATT